GGCAGCGGCACTAGCCGCCCAGGCAGCAGCCCTGGCACTGGCAGCGGTATTGGCAACGGCCCAGGCAGCGTCCCTGACAGCGTCAGCAGTCGGCCATTGCTCCCCCTTCGCAAGGCGATCAAGACCGGCGATAGCTAGATCGACTACAGTCTGCGCCTCAGCGGTTGTCGATGGCAGATCGCGCAGGGTCTGAGAAAGGAACCTCCAGCCAACGCGGCTAAGATCCTTCCCGTCGTTGTTGATTGCAGCCGGGAAATCAGCAAAGAACTGTGCAGCTTCAGCAGAAGGTAACTCCTCGAAGATTTCCTCGGCGATTCTGGTAATCATCACCGGGATACCGTAGCGCTCTTCAATGAGATCAGGCCTGTCGGCGTGAACTAGGCAGCCGATGAAGCAACCCTTTTGGTCCTCTTCATCCCAATACCTACCTTGAAAAACAGCATCAGCTTCGATGTGCTCAGCCACGGTGGCTGCGAGATGCTCTGTGTTGCGTGTTTTCATGGGATGATGCACACTATAGCAACAAGTCAGAAGATTCGGCGCGGTAGCAGTAGCTTCTTCAACCCTGCCAAGCGACGTGTCGACCTACCAGCGTCTGGAGATCGCAGCCCTGAAGTACAGCAATCAGGTCGCCGCCCTCATAGAGCTCGGTGCCGCTGTTGCTGGTACGGAGGTATTGGAAGCGGCCTCGGTACAGCAGCAGGCGATCCTCTGCGGGGTTGAAATCCGTGATCACCGCATAGTCTCCAGGCCCCAAGTGGCAGTAGTTATTCGACAGCGCGAAGGTGTCAGCACCAGGGCCGCCGGTGAGCCAGTCGATGTGGAGCTTCTCTCGGGTGTTCCTGGTGCCCCCGATGCCGTTCAGCGTGTCGTTGCCGGCTCCACCGATCAGGGTGTCATGGCCCCACCCGCCTGAGAGGAAGTCGTTCCCGGCTCCGCCGTCCAGATAGTCGTTCCCGTCTTCCGCGGTGATCTGATCGTTGCCATCCCCGCCGTGGATGGTGTCATCACCCCAGCCGGCGACGATGGTGTCGTTGCCGGCGCCGCCGCTGATCGAGTCCTTGCCGTTGCTGCCGTAGATCCTGTCGTTGCCGCCGCCGCCCTCGAGGGTGGCTTCGCGGCGGGCTGAAAGGTAGTCGTGGCCGAACCCCCCAATGATCCAGTTCTGGTTGGTGGCGATGAGGCGGTCGTCACCGATGGTGCCGACGAGCCGAATAACTGGTGCGATTGCTGTCATGAGTCTTGGTGTGGATAACCGAGATGGTCTCGGCAGGGTACGATGCGGGCTTCCAGAACTCACGTCCTGGGCAGTCCGCTGGGTGGCCGGCAGCGGAGAGGTGGGTTAGGCGCGAGAGCCACCACTACCGGCCACACCCTCGGGTGCGGCGACTCGCCAGCCATGCCAGCCCCTGCGTCGACCGGCGTAATGAATCCGGCCCGAGTGGCGCAAGGCCTGCATCCTGCGGTCGATCAAGCGCCAGGCCTCGCCAGCTGCGAGCGGGGCCGCCAGAGCCTGAAGCTCCGCGCTATTGGCCGGGTGCCCTACAGGATGCTTTTGAAGCCAGGTGCAGATAGCGGAATCAAGACTTTCGTAATCTAGCATCATCAAGATCCGTTTTGGTCAGGGAGAGGCATTGGGAGCTGTTCATACAAGCAAGGATGCAGGTCGAGTTCACACTCACGCGCTTTCACCCCACTCGGGTTCCAGCTCGGCGGCGCTGCATATATGACGGGGGAATAACTCTTGAGCTGTGAGCAGAGCGTGGGACACACTGTACGCTTCTACGCGCATACGTACAGGGTACGTGTCGTAAGTCCGCGCTGAGATAAGATAGGTTTGAGTAGAGCTAGAAAAACGCTCCATTAAACCACGAAAGAAAAGACGGAACATAGACATGTGAGGTGTGGGAGTTTAGTGTGGAGCCCCTAGCATTCATGCTTCACGTAGCAAACGTGAAAGTCTGCGAGTGAAGGCCTTAGCTCGCGCTCGGTCATTACTCGTCAAGTGCCACGAACCGCACCACGGACAGGCATAGGGGCGCCCGCCGTACCCGCGGCGCCGTGCAAACGCAACGGCCTCGGGGCGAGTGAAGTACGCGGCTTTAGTGGAGCACATTGCTCGTGCTTTTTCGAGAAACGTAGTGTCGTCGAGTTCGAGGGGATTAGTATGCGTCACGCATCTAGCTCCCTGGAAGCGGGTGCAGCTTCGCAACTCAGCGTCCGTCCGGTGGTGCGCGCTGAGTTCGCGGGGTCACTAGCTCGGTCGACGGCCGTAGCCGTCGCTCCTATAGCACTGAGGAGAGGTCCCACTACGGGCGCGAGTTCATCGCAGTAGGATGAAAGAGCCCGCCAAAAAGATGAATAACTACTCATTTGACACAGTGGAGAGAGAGAGAGAGCAGGCGGAGTGGATGTGTTCAGTTGTGGAGCGTAAACTCCACAATGCGCAAGTTCTGCCACCCTAGTGAGGCATAGTGCTGCGCACGTCGCCCTGCAGCGCGAAAGTCCACAAAGCGACAAGCATCAATGGCATTAGGCACCAGCTTCACCGGAGGCCCCTCTATTGCGTAAGAAGCCGCGAGAAAACCGGCGTCACAGCGGATGGCATAACGTCTACGCAGCGTGGTCATGCAGTGATGGCGAGATGAACGATCCATGAGGGAAAAACCGACAAGTGTTGCCGGCGCGGCGGAGGTTCTCGTTAGCGAAAAGGATCTCATCGGTAGTGGCGCAGGTGCTGTAAAGCGCTACACCTGTATCAACTTGGATCAGCTGATAAGCACGGTGAGCCGCAGTAAAGCTAGGCATGGGCGCATCCATGTCAAAACGGCTCGAGCCGACGGGAAAAGGGGGGGTGACCACCTGGAGGCCTGCTTAGGCGCGGGATGGTCAGCCCCAGTCTGGCGCGGCGCGCGCAGGGCGCACAGTGTGCAAGAATGCGTGGTGCGCACGGTTGTCGCAGTGCCGTGTGTGGATGAGGGCCCCGGAGGTGAGAGCCCGGGGCTTACCTCAGCCGGCGCTACGTACTTGATACGTAGCGATGTACGCGCCGGCTGCGTCCATCTCCGCAACGGTCATGACACCCGCGTTCAACCGTTGCCTGTCGTCACGTGTGAGACGAGGGAGCGAGACCTCACTAATACGCTCAGCGTAGGCAGCCAACCAGTAAGGCAGATGCCCGTAGACGTGACGATGCGCTACATCATTTGGCGTGACGTAGTCTTTATACTCACCTGTGATACCTTTAGATTCGAGCCAGGCAATGAGTGAAGGATTCTTGAAAGTGATTAAGGCCATAGCGATGAACGGGGGTAAGCGCGGACTTACAGCAGAGCCTGCCGCGCGAAGTGTCAGCCTACTGAGCGCTCGATGGCTGCGAGGACGATGGCCTGCGACTCACGCACGTCCTGTCACGGAAGGGCGGGATCGGTAGGCAGCATCAGACCAGGGCCAGGCAGGCTTCACGCGCACGCTCAATGCGCTGCGCGGCGGCTCCTCCCCACAAAGCACTGAGGCGGGCGCGGGCCGAGGCGATAGGATCCTTCAGCCGGCCGGTGTCGTGCGTCTCGAACTGGGTAATGGCCTGGTACAGGTTCCAGAGCGAACGGTCAGCAGGATCGATGCCCAGCCCAGTCTCACCGTAGCAGTGGCTGCGGATGGTCGCCACGTGGCTGTCCTCCAGGTCACTCAGGGTGCGCTCACGCTGGATCCCGGTGGCGCGATCTCTGACCGGGGTGGACAGCTTGTCGGCATAAGTCAGCTCGAGCACACGACGGGCCGTCTCGGTCGTGAGCCGCGTGGTGGTGAGAGGGGTCAGCTCCGCTAGCGAGCGTGCGAAAGTTTGAGTCTGGAGATTGATCAACTCAGGGAGGCGCTCTGCGAAGGCTCGAACATTCCGACTGTGGCGCAGCGTGAGGCCATGGCCTGCTGCCTTTGCTTTACGTGCTCCGCGGCCGGAGATAAAAGCCAGCTGATTGGCGCACACTAGGCGCAAGTCGCTGAAGAACACACCAAAGGATGTGGTACCGTCGTGACTATTGAAAGCATGGAGATAGCGACGGATCTTATCACCCGGGATGACCTCCCCTTCTAGAGCGATCGAGGCTGTGGCATACACACGCTGCCCGCCACCGAGCACGACGATGTTGTCAAGCTTAGCGTCTTCGCGCAGATACTCAAACAGGTTGATCAGCGCTTCGTTCTGGACCGGCTCGTACGCGCGGCCTACAACCCCCAGGGCGCGAGATGTATCAGTGCGAACGATAGCTTTGTGGGAGGCGATAGAGAGCCAGTCTGCATCGCCCTCGGGGGAAGAATCGAAGGCGATCGGCCGGGAGATTACGGTGAAGTTAGCCCCGGCAGCGGAGAAAGCCTGGCGAGGAGAGGCATCGGGACCGACCGGGGTGCCTCCGGCCTGGATAGCGATCTGTGGCGGAGCAGTGAGCAAAAGATGCCGTTCGCGGGCGTAACCCGAAGTTACTTGTCTGTGCAGACCAGCACGCATGTTACTAACGGCACGAGCTTCGTCAGTGTCACTGTGCGTAGGCTGGGCAGTCTCAATGAAGAAAGTCATTACAATAGTTGAACTAGGTAGAGGACGTGACTGTGATTGAGTTGGAGCACCTCGCCCTTGTGAGACCACGGTAGTGACGGAGCGAGATAAAGTCAACCCATTCAGGGCGGGGGCCCTCGGGGAGGTGTCAGGTCAGAGAGCATTGAGTCAGTAGCTGATGTGGACCGTGGCGATGCCGTCGAGCGGCACACCGAGACGCCAGGCAGCGCCAGCGCTCAGGTCGATGGAGGTGCAGTCGCATCGATCAGTGATCGGCACCGACAGCACACGGCCACCGTGGGCCACCCGGACGATGGTGCCGCAGGGTAGCCAGGGATGTGCGGCACTAACACCCCAGTGGCGGTAGACGCCGCCGCAGTAAGTCACGCTGTTGTGGTACCACTCGTGATAAACAGTTGCGGTTACGGTACGAGCTTGTACGGGTGCGCACAAGGCGGCGGCCCACAGAGCCAAGATGAAACGCTGCATGTTAGTAAGCCTCGTATTTGACGAAGAGATGGGAAAAGGCCTCTTCGATGATCCGCTTGTTCTGAGAGTCAGCCTTGTACCAAGCTTGCGCAAGAGCGGCGCAGAAACCTCCGCCATACCGCTCCATGTTAATCACAGCTTTGTAGACTGATGCAGGTGATGTTGTCATGATGCTGAATGCGTCAGTGCGACGTAGTGAGTAGGAACGTTGAGCGCCAGACCGGATTTCTGTTCCAACCGCTGAGTGACGGCGAGCGCCGCCATCTCGCGCTGCGTGTCTGCGGTGTATGTCCATCGGGCGCGCGTCTTGAGCACACATTGGATGGGGCCTAGCTCGACGCTTGTGAGCCCCTCTGCCTCCATGTGAGTTTGTAGCCAGTGGCGTGCACTGTCGTACTTAGCTGTGAGAGCGTCAATCTTGGCGCGCAACGCTGCGGCACGCGTTAGCCGACGGCCTACCTCACTTGTGGGCGCGTAAGACCGAGCGCGTCGCTCAGTGGCGGTCGTAATAGTAGTGTGCACAGTGAGTAAAGGATGAGTTTGAAAAAAAAAAAGTCAAGGGCCTGTAGTAGTTGTAGGCACTACAGGTAGTTGATCAGATGGAGTGCGTAGGCCATGATCAATAGCCACGTAGGCTATGCACAAACCGAGCACCACGCCGATGGCGTATTCGACAGCCCACCGCGGGATGCGGTGGTATCGGGGGAGTCTGGACATGGGAGGGGTTCAGTTACGCAAGGTCACGTGCGAACGACGGGAGCCGTGGGCGTGGATCACGACGTTTGCCGTTGCGCCGTCGCACAGGGTGCAGGCAGCGCAGGTGGTCTTGTGGCCGCGCTCGGCGGAGGCGGCGCAGTGAACGGTGCCGGCGGGGGCTGGCACGTCGGCCGGGGTCACGAGGAACGTCGACCAACCGTGGGCGGTGGCTTCGAGATAGTCAGCGAAGCCGTCGCAGCTGGCTTGCAAGATGCCGCAGGCCCAGGCGGCAAGCGGTCGGCGCCACTGGTGGGTGTAACCGGTGTGGGCCGCTACGCGGCTGATCAGGGGGAGCCAGACGTGCTCGGGGGCCGCGCAGGGGTCACCGCCGGAGCCGATGCGGAGAATCACGTCGTCAAAGTCGGACGGCGACGCCGGGGCGTAGCCGGCGCCGTGGTGCCAGCAGTTCCAGACGGCAAGCGGCGCCTGATACCACCGGACGTAGCAGGTGGCGTTGAGGCGGTGGGAGCAGTCGCCGCAGACCGAGGCGCCCTCGGGACCCGCGAAGGCATGGTGCGGGGGGATGTCGGCGCGGAGGATCCAGGTTTGGATCATCGAACCGGTCTTGGCGTTGGCGGTGCGCTCGGTGAAGCCGGTGGCGATGACGACGATGGGGGCGCCGTCGATTAAGGACGGGCCCTCATAGAGGACTCGTCCATTGGGGTTGGTGGGCATGAGTGAGAGGCGCCGCGGAGCGGCGGTGTGGATGGGTAAAGCGCTCCGCCGTCAGGCGTAGGCCTGGGCGCGTTGCACCCACTTCATGGCGTCCTCGTGAGAGATGCGCTCGGTCTGCTCCATGTAGCAGAGCAGTTCACATAGGGCCTGGGCAACAGCACGCTTCGTAGCGCGCCCAGCGAGCGGGTGGCGGACGCGATTCGCGTCTATGAGAACAGCTTTGAAGATGCGCACACCGTCCGGTGTGACTTCGGACTCGCCCTCGGTGGCAGAGACGACTCCGGGGCGGCCCCCGGGCTTGGAGTACCCGACGCACCAAGTCTTGCCCTCATTTGTGGAGGGAATGTAGAAGCTTTGGAAGGACATAAAATGCGCTGAACTCACAGCTTGAGAGGGATGAGGCGCAGAGGCGCCCAGGGGCCCGACCCTGCGGGGCAGGGAACGGGCTCGGGGGTGCTTCAGTTGGTGCCGGTGATCCGGCGTAGGGCGGTGTCGATGTGGGTGTCGTTGCAGTAGGAGTAGAGGGTGTCCTCGATGAACCGCTCAGGTAGGTGGCCCACACGTTTGGCACGCCAGAGCAGGTCCCAGCGCCAGCGCATGGGCGTGAGACCGTGCTGGTTGACGTACTCGTCGAGGGTTTCTACACCCTGCTGGGATCGGTAGATCGCGTGGCAGAGGGTGCGGTAGTGCTCGGGGGTGACTTTCATGGGCGGCGGTTCCAGAGGATGCGGGCGTGTTGTTGCATCGCCATGTAGGACTCGTGCTCGCGCCAGCGGCGTTCGTGGAAGGGCTGCCAGGCGTTGCCAGAGGCGGCGGCGGCGCAGGCTTCCTCCCATAGGAGGTCCATGCGTTGTTCGGCGCAGTGGGCGATGTTGGCGAAGTCAGAGAAGGTCATTGGCCGGATGCCTCGAGTTTGTGTTGGAGGGTTTCAACGATGTCCATGCAGTTGTTGATGTCGCGGTGGACATTTGGGTGATAGTCAGGGTCGTTGATGACAAGCTGCTCTGCTTTATGGAGCAGGAACCAGACTTCGCTGGCTTTGGCGTGGCGGTCCATGGATCAGGCGCGGGGGTCGGGGGTGAGGCCGAGCGCGGCGAGGGTGGCGCCGGTGGTGGCGTAGGGGTTCTGCGCAGCAAGGGGGCCGCAGAACATCCAGGTGTGGAAGGTAGGTGACCACCAGAGATCGGAGGGATCAACTCCGACAGAGCGGAGCTGTTCGGCCGTCACGGGAGGGACGGCGCGGTTTGAGAAGTGGGTTTTCACATCACACGATGCGGAGGATGTCGTCGTCATCGAGGTACGACTCCAGCTGGGGGAAGGTGTGGGAGAGGGCGGTGAGGCGGTCTCCCCATGGAGCGTGCCACCCACCGTCCCAGAAGCCTGAACCGTGATGGTTGCAGGTGAGGATGAAGTCGTGGGCGGCGTAGTCCCATTCATCACCCTGGGTGGGGTCGATGGCGGTGGCGCGGTGCTTGGCGGCGTCGAAACCGAGAGCTTCGGCGGCTTCGCGGAAACGCTCCCAGGCCCAAGCGATCTCGCGCATGAGGTCGTTACTGATGCTGGTGCCGGGCTCCACGCCTTCGGACCAGAGGAAGGCATGGATGGCGCTGTGGGCGGTGCTCATTGGCCGGCTTCGATTAAGGCGAACAGCTCTGACTTGACGGAGGCCACGCTCGGGCCTTCGACGACGTGGGTGCCATAGACGCCCCAGAACCGGGGCTTGCCTGGGTTGCTGTAGATGTCGGTGATGTAGGCCACGGCCTGAGGGGTAGTCCCCTCGGGGCGCTCGACGTCGGCGCGCCAGATGAACTCCAGGTAACCAGGGCATTTAGCCCGGCGTGAGTCGAATTGCATGATGGGGATAGGATGACCGGATCGTGAATCAGACAAATACGGTTCTGTAGAACGTGCCCTTCCAGACGCACAGAGCGCCGGCCACATAGCGGGCTTCACAGAAGGGAAGCCTGTAATGGGGCGAGCCCCAGTGCCCGTACGGGGTGACAGCTTGCGCCACAAGGCGCTCAATGCGCGCAAGGCGCATGCCGTGAAAGCGGGAAGGCCCGTGGGCCTTCAGGTAACGGGCGTAGAGCCCGATGGCGTAGTTGCGATCGGCGAGGTTCATGAGCGTGATCAGGCAGCGGAGAACGCGAAGACGTAGCCATCGTCATACGACTGCAGCCCTACGGGCTGGCTATTAACCAGCGGCATGTGGTCTATAATCCACACGCGAGCGGCGACTAGGTGGTTGTCGCACACAGACAGTGAGTGCTTGTACTTGTGGTCGGAACTGCCACGCTTAAGGGTTGTGTTCGCGAGGTTGGCGCGGACTATGCCGCCTGCGGCGATAGCACGAGTGCGGACAAAAACCATTTGATCCATGCAGAGACTCACTGCGAGAGGAAAAGGTGCAAAGCACCTCAGCCAAAAGACCCCCGGACGCAGTGCGCCAGGGGGGACTTCTGGGGGAGATGGTTTGTGCGTGTTAGGCAGAGCCGAATACCCATTGCCACGGTCAACACGCGGTGACCGTATGTGCAGAGCCGGGGTAAGCCGGGTTGCGTATTCCCATAGGTACAGCAAGACAGTCGCGCCCCTGTTCGCCGGGGTTGCGCTGTCAGCTTCACTGCCTGCCCACTAGACAGCTACTAGCTTCGAAGGGCTCAGAGCCCGCGCCTGCTAGTGCTCACCTAGGCCCGATGGCTCGGGCGTGGGCTCGGCATCATGCCGCTGCACCTATTCCCCCATACCATCCGGGTCGGTTAGGGCTGAACACCTATCCCTAGGTGCCCTCCTCTGAGAGGCCCGCACAAGGCGGGTCAGCTTGTCCCTCCGGCGAAGCCAGGATTCAGACGATACGTAGGCCAGACCGCAGGCAAATCGCCGCCCCTGGTACAGACCCCGGCCCTTACGGGCTCATTGTCCGATACGTCTTCCCTCCAAGCTGGGCAGGCTCACCCGATCACGGGCTCGACACTGCGCTCGGCACGGTTGTTGTTAGTAGGACGGAGCACAGCTCCGCAACGAGTCATTACATAGGCAGTTTGTGAACAGGACGCGCCGCTGAAGCGGCTGACCGACCCTTTTGGATCGGTGCACCTAACCTAGCACCACCGCCGCGGGATCCGTCAAGCGGACCGGCGACAGGATCACGAAACCCGCACAAGGCGGGAAGCGTGATCGGCGCACGGGCGCAGCAAAGCCGCGGGACCCGTGGGCCTGGTGTTCGGTTGTCTAGGTGCGGTATGGTGACAGCCCGGGCGCCGTCCGCGAGAGCAGCGCTCTCCGGGGGCTCCTCGGTTGTCGTTGCCAACCTAGCACCGGAATCGCAGCCTTGGTCAAGCCAGCTTAACATTCAGTGATCTCAACCGTGTCTCACGTTGAGACACTAGGTGACCGCATAGATAGATAGAGAGCCCTTCTAGACTCACGAGTCGCAACCTGAGGTGGGGGTACACAGCAATAAAGCATATACATAGCCCCCAAAAAAATGTATATGTATGTAATTAGTTGTTCCTGGCTTTAACGACCAGCCCATTTACAATGTCTGTGATGGTAGCGCTGCGCTGAGTAGCCTGCTGCTGTAGCCACTCTAGATTTTCGGGGGTGAAACGCATGTAACGACGATGCTTATTGTCACTGTACTCTCGCTGCTCTTTACGCTCTCGGTTTGTGGCTGCTCGCGCTGCCATACTTTGATACTTAGTGACGAGCTCAGGGGGAACATCGCCTTTGTCGACGGCAGCGCGCAAGCGCAGTTGCACCGCTTGCCGACTTATATGAAGGATTTTACCTACTTCGCTCCAGGTCACAAAACCGTCGCGAGTGTAGATCAAGTCACAGACTGCTAAGAGCCGTTCTAGAGGTACTTGAGAACGCATTGGAGTAAGGCGCAGGACGCACGATGGTAGTAAAACAAATTAGCAGTAAATGTGTAACTACGGTCTAGGATGTTCGTCCGCACTCGAGGAGCGGTACAGCGCCTCGAGTTGTTCGACGTACCCAACGGATTTGTGCGATAAGGGATCGACGCCTCGCCGCACAACTTGTTGTACAACAATGTATTCGATCCGCGGACTGCGAGACAAGAAGCGGAACAAAAGGTGCTCGTACCAACGCAGCCGGATGTGAGGATGAGGTGCCATCACTGGGTGGGTCAAGGGGTGTGGTTAGATGCTTTTAGCATCTGTTTCAGTTTACGTATCCCAGCTTGTTGTATCTGCCCCGCCCGCGCGCGGCTGATACCGAGTTCTTCACCTAACTCGCGTAACGTACGATCTTTAAAGTATGTCGATGTGATGACGTGCCTCTCCACGTCTTGTAGCTGACCCAACCCGGTATGAATAGCTTCATGATCGGACTCGGTGAGGAGATGATGCTCGGGATCGTCTGCAGGGGACGTGCTGGGGATGAGGTCAAGCAGAGTGCCAGAGCCTTCAGGGCAGAGGGTGTCGAGGCTGGCACAGGCCGTTTGGATGTCGGCCTCGAGAATGGCGGTGGCACGCTCGGGGGGTATGCGCATGTGCTCCGCGATCTCGGAGATCGTAGGATGCCGCCCGTTACGCACGAGGTAGTCACCTATAAAACGTTGTAGTTTTGTGAGAACTTCGTACGTGTTGATTGGCAGACGTATAGTGCGAGAATGTGTATGCAGGGCTCGCGTTATGCCTTGTCTAACCCACCAGTAGACATAAGTGGAGACAGCATAACCACGGGTCGGGTCGAACAACTCTAGCCCGCGTATTAGACCTAAGTTACCTTCTTGTATTAGATCGGCCATATCCATACCTCTGCCTTGGTAGCGCTTAGCTATAGAGACGACAAGTCGAAGATTCGTAGCGGTCATGACTTCGAGCGAACGCCGCCCGGCTCGGCTGAGTTTAGGAGGAGCGGTGTCACGCCCGGCTTGCATCCAGGCATGAATACGACGGCAGTGACGTAATTGCGCCTCTTTAGAGAGAACGGGATAGCGGCCTACTTCAGCAAGATAGGCGTGGATTTCAGATTGGGACATCAGTGCGGAGGGGACCGGCGCAAGGGAAGTGAAGAAGGTCGCGGTGCCTTTACGGAGCAAGGCGAGCTTTGTGCAGACGGGTGCGTGAGTACCAGCGGGCGACCTCGGGGGCCCAGACTTCTAAATGCGGCCAGATAAGCTCACACATTTGGACTATCTCGTGTTGCGCATCGTGCTTAGCTCTCAGATCGAATAGGTGGAGCAGCGAGCGTAAATTACAGCTCACAACAAAGTGCTGACGGAGCGCGTATGGTATCACGCGCCTGGCGTGCTCTTCCGCCACACCTCTGTCTATATCGGCTTTATAGAGTTTTGCTAGTGTTAAATAGATGTCAAGGTCCGCTGCGCGCGCAGCTTCTGTGTATTGGTAGACTTTGCCTTGTCTATTTCTGTACACACCCACAGGTCTACGATAAAACACTTCATCAATGTCTAGCACTCCTGTCGCAACCGCGCATATACGTTGACCTGTGTAACGACCTGATTGTACGTCAAAACTCACACCAACTCGATGTGTGCGTGCTTGCTGCATCACATCGTGAGGAAACCATCCCACATTAAAACTTATCTGAGGGTGCTCGAGGGGGCCATAATGACCTCGATCCCCATTTAATAGGTGCTTTACTACAAGCAGGCCGGCCTCGCTCTCGGGGGGAGGCGTTTCGTCATAAACAAAATTTTCACTGTAGTCCTGATGCATAGCTCGCCACACTAGACTCTGAGGCTTAGGCGTGCTGGCTAGGACTTCGACGCGGAAACGGGGGTCGATCAAGCTAGTCATGCTTTACGCGGGATGATGGGTTTAGAAGAGCAGTGAATCTGGGGTATAATCCACGTTTTACCACACGCATCAATGGCGTGGATATGCGGGAACGTCATCCAGAGTTCACCTCCTACGACTTTTAGTGTAGTAGTAGCTGCGTGACCTAGAGCGTAGATCTCATCACCTAGTGCGAATTTCCAGGGGTAAGATCTAGTGCTAGTAGGCGAAGGACTCAGAGCGCGGGGTGGAATGGAATTTGTAAACATGTCAGACAGACCTGGCGTGGGGGGCGCGTGCGAAGCGCGGAAGACACTGATGTAGGTCGTCGATCGACGCACTATTGACGATAAAACGATGAAAGACTCCAAAATTATCTAGATTTCCTTCAGATTGATGGGTACTTTCACACACAATAGACGGACGTGTTACATGCCACAGTTCTCCACCTAGCCGTAGTAGAGCTGAAGCCTCGTTAAAGTAACGAATGTCGTCACAAACTACAGCGCCTCCGGCTTTAAGGCGCATTTCTACTTGGCGTGTCCAAGTACGGACCCACACATCGGGATCAACACACGTGCGCCCCCACTCAGTCCCGAGTGTTTGCATCAAATGACGCGCGCTGACTCCTAGTTCAGGTATTTTGTCGTTTTTAGCATTGCACATATAATAGTCCACCTGGGCAGGGGGTATGCATTGTGTGAGCAGAAATAAACGGCACATATCTTTTAATACAGAAGCGAACGACACAATGTGATAACCTTGACTGCAATAGAACGAAGCTATAGTGCTTTTACCTGAACCTGGCACAGGGCTGTACAGCCCTATCAAAAAAGGGGCAGTCATGATTGATCAGGGAGTAGAGTGAAAAGCTGAAGTAAGACCGCGTGCACTGCAACACCGGCCTGTTTATAGAGCGCAGGCGGGGCTCCGCTGCTAGGGTCGCCAAGTACCTGCCATAGTAGCTGCGCAAAAGCCGCAGTGAGTCTAGCGGCATTATCCGCGTCAGCAAGCAGTGCCATCAAAGACATCATAGTGTGCTGCGCTAATAGCTCAGGAGAGATGGGCAAATCGCGTAGTTCGCTGAGCAGCTGCGCACGTAGCGCTGAATCCGGCGGAAGCAAGCTGGTAATATCGTGGCCTTGCGCCGCGGCCATTTGACCTAAAATCGAACACACTAAGCTAGTTGTAAGGTGCTGCTCAACAGGATTTTGAGTATGAGTCATTGCCGCCCCCGGCGCATGTGAGTAAAGCGCTGTAGTCGTGCTAAAAAATGCAAATAATACTGTCGTAGCGCTTCCGCGTCTAATACGATAATCTGAGGAGGTGCGTCTGCCACAGCGACAACGATTAGCGCGCGCGTCACGTGCACACCTAGATAGCCGTACAGGTTGTTCGAGGCGGCTACATACGCAGCTACTTGTAAAGCGTATTCATAAAGCTTAGCGGGCTTAGGCGGTGAATCAGCCGTTTTCCAATCGCATAAAGTAGGTTGGATAGAATCTGCAAGGAACGCACTACCGTCAGGTAATGTAAATTCATGCATGTACACCAGTGCGTCTAGTGTCCCTGCAAAACCGGCGGGATGCCATACAGCACCCTCTATAAGCAATGGTTTCTCCACGTAATCGAGAAACGATGCAGTTGATTTCCAGTAAGGTGTGTATAAAAAACTAAAGGGCGGAATTGTCCCGTGTAATAAATAGTCTTCGATATAACTATGATGTTTCGTCCCTCTGTGTGCGGCAAGGTCACGAATAGCGTCAGCACGGGCTGGACCTATGCTTTCACGCCATTCTTCTAGCTTGCTAGTATCTGAGGAACCATTTAGAATAGTAGTGACACCGGCGGCGTAGCCGAAAGGTACCACATACTCTCGTTCATTAGCCTCATTAAAATGATGTTCGGGTTCATACTTGGGCAGTGTCAAAAGTCGTTCAGTCAACACTGGTGTAGTCGATTCCGGGCTGGGGGAGGAGGAGGTCATTCGGTTCGCATTGGAACAGCAAAAACATTTCAGCCATAATTTCAGGATCCAAATATCGACCTCTGCCGTAACGAATCCGGTTCATAGTATGAGGGGTGATGCCTAAGCGAGCGGCTAGCTGTGCTGAGGACCAACCACGTTTAAAGGCGTAGTGCTGCACATTACGAGCGAAAATGTGGAGCAGAGACGGGTGTGCCGTGGACATGAGTGTAAGGTGCAGTCCAGACTAATGAAAAAAGGCAGGTCTCAGCCTGCCTTGCTCCTAAGTCAATGGGATCAGGCTTGAGGCGCCGCCCACGGATCATCACTGTCAAAAAGCGCGCGAAGATTGCAATAGACATCTTTATAGGCAGCGAGGACTTCTTTAGCGGGAACGCGCGGTGGAGACGCGATCAAACTATAGTCAGTATCAATACCTTGTCCTGTTTTATTGATTTTCACATCGTAGAGAGTAGGATCCCCATAATCTTCATCTTTGATATATTTAAAGAGTTGCTCCATAAGCCTGCGCTGAGTGATTTCGATAATTTTAAATTCTTCAGCTTCGTAGTCGTACACCACACTTGCGATAAATCGCTTAACACCTACACGTCCGCTTTTATCAGGAGCTAGATTGCTGGGGAGCTCGGTAGGTTTAAGCTCCCAGCGCAAAAGCTTCTTGTCAGTCGTCCACCCACTGAATCCAGTAATACCTTGGCCAAAGAAGCGAAAACGCTTCTCTCCCTCGATCTTGGAAGGATTTACAAATCGAGAACCGCTAGAAGCTTCACTCGATATTTCTTCGACAACGTCAACAGAAAGCCAGGGTGTGGTCATGATGCCTCGTTTGGCGGGGTGACAGGAACAGCTATGGCCGCAGCGTGGAGCCTAATTAGTTGCTCACACACCTCAGAAGGGGAAGAACCTCCTTTATGGGCCAAATCGACCAAATGACGGTGCGCAGTATCTGTTAAGTACAGATGCCGCTTGCGCTTCAGCTCGCCGTAAAGGCGGTGCTTGGTGCTCACTCCAGTTGGTCGACTCGGCTCACCCTAGTCCAGTCACCCCCGTTGTGGCCACTGCGCTGCAAAGTCTAATGAGACTCAACACAAGAACTTAGTTGAGGACTCGTTCTGACGGGGCTAGACCCAAGCGCAGGAGCTCCAGGGCCCGCCAATGGGGTGACGCGATCTCTTCTACAGCGCCGAGGGCAGAGCGCCTTGTACGAGCTCGGTGGACCCGGTAGGGTGATCGAGCCGCAGCTGGGCGCCCGGACACCTGGACGCAAAAAAAAACCCTCCTGAGGGCAGGAGGGTCCAGGGCGGTAACCAACAACACGCACTGACATTACATGACGGAAGCCTCAGTTTCAAGCCTGCTCACTACTGGTCCTGCAGGGCGGGCTATCGATCTGTTACGGAACGATAACTTCCCGGAGTGGTGGTCCTTCGTCCCTGTAGCTGGTAAAGCTACTTTCATTAAAGAATGGACAACTAAACCTCTAACAAAACAAGCTTGTATAGATGCTTACAAACTTCGCAGTGACTACAACGGGCTCGGGGTAGTAACAGGCGAATTTTCGGGGGGTCTGATCGCCCTAGACATCGATGGTCCTCTGGCGGACGAGCGCTACCAGCAGGCCGCGGGTGCCGAATACGAAGCTTACGGAGTAGAAAAAACTATGTCGTGGACATCCGGTAAACCGGGCCGTCGTCAAATCCTCTACCGCGTACCTGCACCTCTAATACCGGAATTACGTCATGTGAAAACACTTATATTGCGTGCCGAAGATAATCAGTGGCACTTAGGGCACGGCGACACCAATAGAGTAGCTGCAAACGCTACTCCATTGTTCGACGAACGTCCTTATGAAGAAGTCGTGTTACGATTTAACCATTGTCAGAGCGTAGTTCCTGGCTCTGTGCACCCAGAGACTAAACAGCCTTATACATGGCTTAACTATAATAACAAACAACTAGAACTTATACCATCCTGGATTTTAACTGTATTACGTGAGCACCGCAAGCCGGTACAATGGCTCAGCGATGCTGATCAAAAAGCGCTCGACGCAGAACTTGGGGAGACCGCAGTACCGAGTCGTCAAATACGCGGATGGTTTTTTAAGGAAGAAGTACAAAGGCTCTTGCTACCACGCTTAGAAGAGTTAGTATTCACACATGAAGTGTTCGACACATACGGATGGAAGGATCGCCAGGGCACCAAACCCCAGCGAATGAGCGGATGCCCGTGGCATGGTGGGCGTAGTGGGACTTCGTTTCAGTACTCGGTTACAAGCGGTTGTTGGGACTGTAAAGCTTGTGGTGTTGGCGGTGACATTCTAGATTTTGTACACAAAATAAGAGTAAAAGACCTGCACGCTGACCGTCCTCAAGGCCCAGATCTCGAGGTATACGTAGCCGAATTGGCCACAGCACTCGGATTTGATTATCCTGCGTGCGCAAAAGCTATAGAAATGACAACTAAAGAAGCCCCGCTAAGGCGCCTTAGCGGACACGAATTTTTTACGGCTGCACTAGATATAGACGACAGGTTCGAGAATGCCGAGCTCGGGGACTACCACCTAATGGAGCTTGTGCGCGACGCCGGACTGACAAATGTGTACCGGTCCGGCCCTCAGGTACGAGCTGCGCTTGAACGTTTTATGTTACATGAGCAGCAAGTAGTAGACTCGCCTAATTGGCAAGAAGAATGTAGAGGGCAACGTGACTACTTAATTCCAGATTTTGTCTCTAAACCGAGTTCTATAATGTTACATGCTCGGGGAGGTATGGGCAAAACTAGACTGGCTGTACTGTTATCTAGGATTGTGGGGCAACAGTTGCCCATGAAAGTGAGAGGTATAACCGTCACACCTACTGCAAAAGGTAATGTACTATTTATAGGTAACGACATGAGCATGACGGATTATGCTGAGTATTTAGACCAGCAAGGTATCGATACAGGCGGTTGTGATAAATGGTTCAAATTTAAACCACAGTGGCAACAAAGTCAATACAAAGTTTTGATACGGTGGTTGGCGGAGTTCAAACCAGTCTTAGTAGTAGTGGACTCTTTAACATCGGTAAGTACTATGATAGCCGCAAAAGAATATGAGAAAGAGTACGCTAACACGCTTTACAGACTAGCTCGAGAAAATGGTACAGTGTTTCCTCCTACTACATTTTTATGGATACACCACAATACCAAAGACGGAACTAAATTCCGTGGCACGGATACACTAAGAAACGCTGTGCATGAAACTTGGGAATTAAAAGAGCTATCGGACGAAGAAAAACTACAATTTGGTGATACTGCACTGATTCTAGAAATTGATAAGAGTCGTGGGATGCGTGGAGGCGATCGTTTTTTAGTACGAGAGGACATAGAGGAAGCTCTCAGTCTTGAGGATCTGACTCCAACGGTAAAAAGAGCAAATAATGGACAAGGGGACGAGACCCCCCGCACACTCGTGCTCGGGATATTGAAAGACGTAGGCGAGGCGGGGATGACAGTGAAAGAGCTGCGCTATGAACTGAATAGTCGGCTTACAGGGCACCGAGGACAGGGAACGCATGTATCGGCAAGGACGGTACAGCGCTGGCTGAAAGCGTGGATAGCTTCAGGTCTCGTGGTGTCTCATGGCACCCGTTCAACCGGGCAGCGGGGCCGGCCTGAACCCCTGTTTGCGGTGTGCTCTCCCTTATACCAGGAAGAATCTGTCGTTAATTATGGAAAAACACCCGAAACCCCAGTCCCCGAGAGCGATTCAATTAACGACATGGATTTGGCGTTAAATCCCTCAGACGAGGGGGATGTCGTTAAGTCGGCTTTTCTCTCCGCTGAGACTACCGAGATCGTGCGAGAGTCGACTCCCCTCGAGAGCGAGGTGACTGAAGGGGAGTCGATGGCGGGGCCGAACCGAGAGCTCGGTATTGGCGACACTACAGGAGCTAGAGAGCCCGTGTCGTTAAATCCAGAGGCTGAAACCCTTGATACAGCAAGCTTTTCGGAGTCTGCAGCTCGATTTAGCGACACGGGCGCACAGGTAAAGAGCCCGCGGACGCCACGCTTCGCTGAGGGCGACTGGGACTCAGCTAGCTGGGGTTGACCTAAGTGAGGGCCCCCACCTTGACTTCACCCGGGTGGGGGCTTATTATTCTCCTGCTCTCCGTGTTCGTACTTTGACTTTTTATATCACACACACATTGTGCAGCCTTTAAAAAGTCCGTTTTATTGCGTTTAAACAGTGAGCTGTAGAGCACACCACACACACACTGAGTCTAAACTACACCACGTTTACCCTCATTCGTCGACTTGACTCTCATGCCCTCATTGCAGACACTGCACACCACAGCCGTGCTTCAAACTCCTGACTATCAGCTTGTTTGCGGGCCTCAGCAAGCAGGGCTGTTGAAGGCAATGCTATTGCGTTTTCGGCCCACAGAATGCCCACACATAGGTGTAGACACTGAAACTACAGGTTTAAATCCTCATTTAGATCGTGTACGTCTTGTACAGCTGGGATCAAAAGATTTTGCTTTAATTGTCGATCTAGATGGATGGCGTGTTTCCGGGGAGCGCCAGGTGCCCTGGGAGGCACCCGGACTACGGCAACTTAAAGCTTTGTTGGAAGGACCAAGTCCTAAAATACTGCAGAACGCAGCATTTGATATCAACTTTCTGCTAGCTGAAGGTGTCGATCTCGGGGGACCAGTGTTCGACACTATGATCGCGGCTAAGCTGGTCAATAATGGTACAGGTGCTAAGAACGATTTAGGTTCTATTGTAGAGCGTGTGCTAAAAGTACCACTATCTAAAGAGCTACAAAAGGCTAACTGGGGAGATTCTATAAGTGAAGAAATGTTATACTACGCAGCTCGTGATGTTATTTGTTTACCTTTTTTAACCGAACCTCTGATGGAGGCTTTAAAGGGCTCTCGCACGCGAGATGATTTTACTTTATGGGATCTATTCAAAATTGAAATGAGCGTGCTTCGCCCTATAGCCATGATGCAATGGTACGGATTCGGTTTTGATAAAGAAGGGGCAGAGAAATTACATAAAAAGCTAGAAGAAGAAGCTGAAATTTTACAATCTACATTTCTAGAGTTACTAGATTCTTGTATTAAACAACGGCACTCTGACGATCCGAGTGTGTGGCTACCTCGAAACTCAGATGGCTCTGTAAACACTAGAGCACGTGACTCAGGTTCTATACGTTTAGGTACTAAAGTCTATGCGGGGTTTAATCCACGCTCTCCAAAACAAATGGCTGCGCGCTTTGAACAAGCAGGAATTTTGCTTCCGCCTTCTCTCGGAGTTAACAGCACACCGAGTTTGGACCAGAATCTTCTGGCGTTTATGCGTGCAGAGTATGAGCTGATCGATAGCTATTTAACTTGGAAAGCTGCAGCTACCCGTGTGTCAGGGCTAGAAACACTCTTAGCTGCAGTGGGCTCAGATGGGCGTATCCACTGTTCTTACAGGCAGATGGGGACTGAGACAGGTCGTTTGAGTGCAGCCGCTCCCAATCTACAGCAGGTCAATCGCTCGTTAGAATTTAGATCACAATTTGTAGCTGCGCCTGGTTACTCTTTAGTCGTCGCAGATTTCAGTCAAATTGAGCTACGTGTAGCTGCAGAGCTTTCAGGAGAAGAAAGAATGATTGAGGCCTATCGTGCGGGCCGTGACCTACATACTGAAACCGCTGCACTAATGACTGGAACGCCACTAGACCAGGTCACTAAAAAGCAGCGTACTTCAGCTAAAGTCGCTAATTTTGGGCTGTTGTACGGCGCAGGTCCTGCAACTCTCCGTAAGCAGGCGGTCGCGCAGTATGGCATCGATATGACGCACGCAGAGGCTAAAGAAATTGTAGAAGGTTTTCGTGCTGCGTACCCTCGACTTTATGAGTGGCAATGCGAAGAGGGTAATAAAACCACAAAAGCTGTGTTTACCGCGCTCGGGCGCAGACGCATACTAGCTGGGTTTAATGATAAGTACACGACTCGAATAAACACACAAGTTCAAGGAACAGCAGGTGACATCGCTAAGCTTGCTATTCGCCGTTTATGGGCTGAAATACTAGCTACTCCTATGGACGGTGTTGCACTGATCGCTATGGTCCACGATGAAATCGTCATAGAGGTCCCAGAGGCTGTCGCCTCCCACTGGGGAACCAAGCTGAAGCAGTGTATGGAAGAGGCCGGCGTCGAGGTTTGCACGAAAGTCCCGATTGTTGCCGAGGTCTCACACGGGCGTACGTGGGCTGACGCCAAATGACGCGCTCACTTGACATGAGGCGTCGCCTATGTACTATGGTGGGGCATTCAATCTCTTCTCATGCTGACCGGACAGGAGCTTCTGGCTTTCGTCAAGGCGAACCCGGAGACCAACCAAAGAGACCTGGCTGTTGGCGCAGGCTACACGCGCACCACAAAAAAGGGTGAGCAAGTTCTGGTTAAGACTTTCTACCACGCATTGCTGGCGGCGCAGGGCACGGCTCTTCCTATCGGACGAGGAACGGGTAAACCCGCTAACTACATCACTACCGTTCACAGTAGCGGTATTATCCTTCTCGGTAAGACCTACTCTGAAAAGTTTGGAGTGGAACCGGGTAATGAACTGGACATCCTGATTGAAGAAGACTGCATTCGTCTCGTTCCACGTCCGCTCGACACTGCTCCTACTGTTACTACTGCTAAGCAAGACCGCGCTACTGGCGCCGTTTGAGCTTGAGTGAGGCTGAAGTCCGTGCTGTTTTACTGCGTAAACTAATGCGTATCGCTGAGCGGTTACCTAACGGACTGCTCCACCGCTTAGTTGACGATGCTCAGTTCTTTCATGACTGGAATCTACGCAAAAAGAGCGCACGGACTTCCTCTCGCCTAGCGCAGTTCACAGCATGGAGAACAAAAGCTGAAGATAAATACTGGAAATCACTTTGAAGTTACGCAGACTATCTAGGGCTCCCACGAGGGTGCAGAGCGCTTCAAGTGCTAAGCTGAGCTGAGCTCACACTACCACGAGACGCATGGCCTCGAGAAAAAAGGCAACTTCTCTTTCCTGGGAGGGGGTAATGCAAATCGCCCGTTCCGCTGGGGCCCGCTACCCCGAATTGGCAGCCGCGCAATGTGCTTTGGAGAGCGGTTGGTTCCGCCACACGAGCGGCAAACACAATTATTTAGGTATCAAGGGTGAGGGTACAGTGTGCGCTACCCAAGAAGTACTAGATGGCAAAACTGTGACCATTGAAGCCGAGTTTAAAGACTTTGCTAGCGCCGAAGAGTGTATCACTTACCTAGTGGATAGATGGTATAAAGATTTTGGTCCATACAGAGGGGTCAATAACTCAACGTCGCGTGAAGCTGCTGCGCTCGACTTGGTCAACCAAAGTTACGCAACAGATCCAGCGTATGCACAAAAGCTCATCGATATTATGAATGAAAAATGTCCTAAATCTACAAATCCTGTTACAGAAGTTTGTACCTCTGTCCGACCTCCTCTGTTTACGCTTAAAGCCATTCAAGCTACTTGGCTGAAGAAAGAGCCTGTGCGCGCTGCCGAGCTCGGGGAAAAAGAAAAAGTTATCGTACCTGCAGGTAAAGTCTATGGTGTAGCATCCTATGCCGAACTGCCTGGAGATGGCCATGCTCGCGTACAGTTAGTCGCGGATGCGGGTAGCTGGTACGTATTCGAGTCTCATTGGCAGCGTGTGCAGCTCGGCGGAGAAGCGCTTACGGCTACTATCGATTGGGAAGATTTCGACGCCCTCGTCACAGCTAATCTAACTGTAGGGGAAATTGTACAGTGGGACCGACGTCGTATCCCCGCAACAAACAGCGCGGCTAGAGCTTGGCTTGTGGAGACAGCCCAAGCTTTCCAGCAAATCCGGGATGCATGGGGAGCTCCTTTGGGCGTGACTAGCTTCTACCGTCCTGAGCCGATTAACACCGAGGTTGGTGGTGTCTCAGGCTCTCGGCACACTACAGGTGAAGCTATGGACATATATCCTGTAGGACGAAGTCTGGAAGAATTTTACCAATGGATCCGCGTGCGCTGGTCTGGTGGACTAGGTGATGGTAGGCATAGAGGTTTTATTCATTTAGACCGACGTAGTCGAGGTGGCTTTGTTCCAGGTGCGGGCGCTCGTCCTTGCACTGAGTGGACCTACTGACACTACTCGGCTTTCCTGCTAAGGCTGATCAGTGTTGTAAGGACGCCGGTCATCACGGCAATAGCGCGAGAATCGGCGTCAGCGCAACCCATTGGCGCAAGGTCTATCGACTTTCCTTGCTGGGTCCCGACATAGCGTGCATACCATGGCCAAGCAGCTGGAAGAACGTAGAAGCGGCACGAAGCCCATTGAGCAGCAGCAATGACAACAATCGTTACCGAAATTCCAGTAATTGAGCGCCAGAGCCAGTTTGGCATGGTTATTTTGCGCGAATTGAGGTGATTTCTAGCTGCCTGACGCGATCCTCAAGTTTGGACACTCGCTCTTTTAGGTCGTTCTTCATTTCTTGAACGTCCTGCATCACTGTATCCATACTTTGACCAAGTTTTGCAACTTGAACAAAAAGCCCTGCCAGACCGAGCACGGCTGCGGTCAACAGGGCTGGTACAGCTTGGGTGAGCTGGTTGCCCGGTGTCGGGCCGTTGGGGAGACTGGTCACTGCCTCGGGGCTCTCTGGTGGCATGAGGCAGCTGATGGCCTACTGGCAGCTTATCAACCCGCTGGTGGGCCTCCAGCGAGTCTTGCGCTCGCGATCAGGCGACGTTGTAGTAGGCGCAGATGCTGGCAACGAGATCGTCATCTGTCCACTGGCCGATTTGGTCGTATTCCTCCCCGGACCAAACAACGATCCATTCAGAAAAATAAGGCGATTCGCTTTTAATGATCTCGGCTCTTACAGTTTTCTCGCCTGGATTTTCAAGAACTTGCTTGACAATCAGCGTATCAGTGTAAACCGGAGGCTGAATTGTAACCGAGGATGTCAGCTTGATAACGGGATAGGTGCTCATGGCGTCGGTCGGGGGAACAGTTGGCCGGCAGTGGGCCGGGAGGGCTGACTGCCAAAGGGTATCAACATCGTGGCTGGTGCAGGGGTCCTGCTGCCCTTGATTACACTCATCGTGAGTAGCCCCAAATAAGCAGATAGATCGGTCGTCGGAGGTATGGTGTAGTTAGCCATCAGACCACGCGAATAAATAGTGAGTGGGAATAGCGTCCAGTCGGCTGCCATTCTTCAACACCCGCCGTGACGATAAGTCGATCTTCAAGGCGATATTTGTCGTATTCGAGCGGGGTTGTTGCTCCGAGGTCAAGACTATTCACATAGCCCAGCGCCAGTCCATGCGTGCCAACGATCACTGGCGTGGTCATAATCGGCGCAGTTGATGCGGCCAATGTGCCAGCCTGGAAAAAACCGGAAGATATGTTCAAGCTTGTGTTTGTTCCGTAATGGCCGAGTGCAAAGGCTGTTTGCAGGCTCTTACCTTGAGTCTGGGTTGTCCCGACCGTGTGGCTTCCTCCGAAGAAGCTTACGGCAGTCGAACTCAGGAAATTCTGCCTAGATCCGGGGCCGCCGCTGGTCCCGCCAATAAATAGTGTGGTTGGCTGTGTATTTGGATCCATAATACTAAATGGAGTAACTTTGCACCATCCAAACCCTCCATTATATGTTAGGTTGCCGGCCGAATTGGCGTCAGACGATCGAACATTTACCATTCCCCACTGCGGGTTGACAGCGCTGTCCTTCCAATAGTAAATTGTGTAGCTGAGGGTCGTAGGTGAAAACGTAAATCCTGTATTGTTTACCCCGCTAATCAGGCCAGTTCCAACATCCGTAGACGTATTGTAAGCGTGGTACAGGTTCATTGCTACAGAGTTTGCCGCAAATGCGAATCGCCAATAGGTAGTCGAATATGTACCGACAAGGTTGGTTTTTGTGTAGACAAGCCTTGTGTTGGTTACGTCCTGCAGTAGCTCGGTGCTATTTGAGAACCCCATCCCAGGGCAGATTGTATTTTTCCACAGAGAATACAGGCCTGCCGCCGATGTGTCTCCGTTCAGGGCAATGGATGCAGTACCGAAGGTGGCTGTCATGGCTAAATCTCCAGGTAGACGTAGTTTACCGTAACGGTCACGGACGTGGATGAAACGTCATTGTTGGTGATCCGCACGGGATAGACACTCGTGCGAGGAGACTCTGCATTGACGCCAGAGCCGATAGGATTAAGAGTTATCGTCTGGCTTGGAGTAGTTGTAAGAACTTCTACGATTACGCCAGCGCCCGGAGCTGGATCGGCGGTAACTAGACGGGCCGCGTCATTCGTCGATGCGTTCGCCGAACTGTAAACACGGATCCATGCTGACACGCTGGATGTGATACTATAAATTTGCACCATAGGGTGCATTGTAAAGTTGACCACTGTTGTGGCCTGTGGATTTAGGCTAACAGTTTGCGAGACGCTATTGGTTCCGACCTCGGGTGAGATGGCAGAATTGAAGATTTGCCAGCCTACGCCGTTAAACTTCCAGGTCCGACCCTCGAATGTATAGGTCTGATTTACAGACGGAGATGAGGGAAAGTCAATTGTTGGCATGGCTTAAAGCTCGACCCATGAGTTGTCAAAATAGCGGTACTTAATGCCAGCGTCAGTATCAAGCCACTCATCGCCCTCAACTGCAGTTGAAGGTGGGTTTGGGTTAGCGTAAAAACTGGGCGCCTCTATAGGTGCAGAAAATTCTACCCACTGAGAGCTGTTGCCATCGTTATTGTAGACATACTGGATTCCACTTGTTGTGTCAAGCCAGCGATAGCCATTCGTAGGCGATGCGGGTGGAGTCGCTGACTCGCTGTAACCTCCTCCGCCACTAGGGGCGTTAATCAGCACCATTGAGCCGTCAGCGGCCTTTACATATAAGTTCTTCCCTACCGAATCCCACGCGGGCTCGGCCTCAACAAAATCGGCAGCAGCTGGAGTTGCCGCGCCTTTGCGGAGTTTGATCAGCTGCTGCCGTGGCATCAGAACGTACCGCCATCCACCGTTTCAACCTGGATCGTAACAAAACCGTTGCCGGGATCCTTCGTCCAGCTCAATGAGCTGTTCAGTCGAATGACGCCATCGGTTCCATCCGTCCCCCAGATGTAGCCAGCAGTGCCGCCAGACACAATGGCGACCTTTTCGTCCGTGCTGCCAGCAGGGATGTTGAGGGCTAGCTTGAAGGCATCGAACGTAATCTTCTTTTCTCGCTGGCCGGTTGACTCGCTGCCGTCATGGATGATCAGCAAATCCTCTGAGCCGCTGATGGCGCCGAGAGTAACGAGATCGTCGATCGGCGGAACGACAGGCACCTTCGCTGTCGCGCTTGTTGCAACGTGGAGCGTGCCGCGATCGGTCGTGATATGCGGCTCGCCGGCCAGCATCCCGGTCGTAGGAAGGTTGGCCTTAAGGCCGCGCCTGAGTTGAATGCGTGCCATCAGAAGAAAGTCCCTCCATCTAGTGTAGGCGCCCACCCAGCGGCGCCATTGGCGTAGTCTTCCTTCATCAGGAGGTCGCCTGGATTCCCGCCGCCTGGTAGAGCACCACCATCAGGACCCGGCGGGCCTTGTGGACCTGGCGCAACGATATTGACGATCTGTGTTTGCGGAACCGTAACAACAGCGGATTGGCCTTCGCTGTCGCTGATGATGATCGAGGGCCTGGCCGGCTCTGTAGTTACAATGTTTGTAACCTGTGGCGATTCAACGACAATCGAACCGCTGCCGCCACTTACGACTATGCTTTGCTCGGTGGTATTTACAGTTACGCTCATGCCGTGTAGCCTTCGCTGACGTACCCAACGCCTTCAAGATAGTATTCCCTGAACCCACTCGGATCAATCAAGAGCACATCATAGTGTATTTCGCTCGGGAATGTTGCTGTCTGCTCGTCCGTTAGCGTCAGCTTTATTTTTCCTTGAACTCTATCGACATAGGTAACCGCAAAATCAGCGTATTTCTGTGTGCGGGCTTCGTTCCATGCCTGCGAAAGCACCGTCCAACCCGTCAGGTTGAGCGGTGCGCCGTCGCTATCAAGAAACTGCAGATCCATGCTGTAGTCAGCACGGCGCTGCAGCGAGAAGTTGTAGGTGCTGGGCGTGGTCATGTCACGAGTCTAGCGACGGGCCGGCGCCTACCTTCCTTGGCGACGCAGTAGCTTCCGCCTCCCCCTGGGGCGGCTGTGCTTGCCTTGGCCCTGCCTGGTGCGCTTCGGCTTTCCGGGTCGATGCTCGATGCGCCCCATGGCGCCGGTTTTGCTGCGAACGGTCACGGGTGATCGGCCTCGGTGGTTTCCGCCGGCTTAACGCCTGCGTTGCTCAGTACCCGTTTTTCGATGCCTTCAATCACATCGCCGCCAACAACAGACGCTGCCTGGGCTTTCGTAAGGGAGTCTGGGAGCGACTCTGCTGTGTCAGCGTCAATCGCGATCTGTCCCTTAAGTGTCACGCTCTGCTGCCCTGCGCAACAGCTGACTTCGTAGCTAAGCGCAACCTGCTCGCCTTCAAGCTGCACTTTTTCAATCTGCCAAGAAACTGAGATAGTAGCCATGGTCAAGCCTGGAGCACCTGCACATGATAGCGATAGAAAGTGGCGGAACCGGTTACCGCTCCTGTGCGATTCTGTAGCCTTAGTTGCACCGTTGACCCAGAGACGACGGTAAGCACTTTCGAGGCGTTGACAGCGCCAGCCGGGAAGTTTTGAGTATCAGAGTTATACGAATTCTCTAGTACAGCACCATTGATTGCAAATGCGCTAGGCGCCCAGTGTACGTGCTGCGACCATACCTTGTGGAGCCGGTTAATTGTGCCGGCCCCCGAGTTGTATATGCCCACAACCTCAATATAACAGTAGTGGGCGAAGGCTTCGGTTGCGGTAAAGAGACTTGATATATCAACGTCAATCTGCGTATCACTAGGCGCCATACTTGCATAGCCAGACATTACTGCACGACCGTTGACGTATGTAGCTGTAAGGTTCTGAGCTGTTAAGGTTGGGACCGTGGCGCCAGCGGCGCTGGCATCAAAGACTGTGGTAAATGTTGCCGAGTTAGTGCCCTTGACTTGCAGTCTGAGCCTTCCAGTGCCGTCCGTGCTTGATACAGTGCCAATAATGCGGATTCTAGCTCCGTTCGCGTTTGTACTATTGTCATTCGAGATCATGTCCCACTGGCCTAGTACGTCACCGCTGACAAGGCTGGTGGCCAAGTTCTCAGTCTCAATGACTGGCCCAACGCCTGGCGTAGCGCCTGAGTTGATAACCTTGTAACCTCCTGTTACCTTTACCTTGTCCTCGCTAGCATCGACCAGAAACAGGTTCGACTGCGTATCACCTTCAATCCTGAAGTCGTAGTTCTCACCGCCATCGTTGAAGACAACCTCAGACGCGCCCCATTCAACACGCTCAACGCCAGCAGTAGCGACGTTGACCTGATCGGCGCCAGCGCTGAACAGTCCCGTGTCAGTGAAGGAATCCTTGAAATACAGCGATGGAGCTGCTGCTGTGCCATTCTCCAGCACAATCGTTGACCATTCGCCGTCCAGCTGGTACAGCGTGATCCATGCGCTATTTGCGCCATTGCGGATCTTGAATAGGCCAGTGGCAGTATCCGCCCACGGCATGTATGCGTAAGTCGTTGCCGGTTCAGTGGCCCCACTGTTGTTGCTGACGATTGCCGCCAGCGCATTGTTCAGGTCAGCCCTGAACGAAGGACCAGACTGGTTAGCGATGATGTAGTCGGCATGTTGAGCCATTAGACAATCTCCCGGCCGAAGCCAACAGCGGAATAGGTGAAGTTGCGACTGACCACAGTGGCCGACGCATTGTAGAAGGTGATCGTGAAGCCGCTGCGCGACATGGCGGTGATGGAGTAGTAGTCGCCGGTGCCCATATTGTAGGCCGTGACTCCGATCGCAGGCACCGCATAGAACGGCTCGGCAAAGGCGACGCCATAGGAAGCGGCGCCGCTGGTCAACGGTCCAGCCGTCGCCACTCTCTGCTCAAGCTCGATCTCACAGCCAAGCTCATCAATCAGTATGTTCTGATCAGCGCTGAGCGTCGTAGCTTCAGTCTTAAACTGGAATGCTCGCCCGCGCTTTGTGGCGTTAGCAAACTCCACCCAGTCACTCCATGTTGGCGTACCATGGATCATCGTTTGTGCTGCGCACATAGAGGGTTGCGCTCACGTAG